AAACAAAGCGCCACCAGCATTTTCGCTGGTGGCGCTCGTGGAGGCGTCGGTGAGAATCGAACTCACGTGGAGGGCTTTGCAGGCACTCGGTAATTCTCAAGGGCTGCATGGCCTGTTTCGAGTGTTTGTGCACATTTTGTGCACATTTGCAGGATTTTTCATGTTGGAAAGATGCTTCTGGCCGGACACTATTTCGATCAGTACTCTTCCGATCGGCGGTGCGGCATGGGTCGCATCATGGCGAAAGGCGGACCCTCATGGGGTTGTTTGATTCACTAAAGGCTGCGCTCAAGAATTCGGAGGCGACGACTCTGCCTCCAGCTCGTGACCTGGAGTGGTTGTCGTTGAACGATGACCTTGCCGTTGTGGGAACGTCGAATTATCAGAAGGCGCTGAAACGGATTAGCAACTGGACCAAATCCGAAGGGCCTGAGGACAGGTATCACAACGCTGTTGTGGAGCTTGAGCCGACGAACCCTTACGACAAGTACGCCATCAAAGTGACTGTTGATGGTCTCTTGATCGGATATATCGCCAAGTCGGATCATCGTTTGATGCTGGGAAAGGTCCGCAAGGCCGGCGGTGCCGCTATGGCTGAGGCCGTCTTGATCGGCGGTGTCGACGAAAAAATGATCGGAGCTCGACTGCGCTGAGACGCGCAAAGCCGCCCCTGTCAGTGACAGGGGCGGCTTCAGTCGACCGACTCGGTTGTGGGTGTTGCGTGTCAGACGATAGGGGTCTGGTCGCTTCCAATCGGCAGTGCAGGAGCTGCCGTCGTTGAGTCGGGGATTGTGACCAGCGACGGCGTACCGGTATTTCCGAACGGTGCCGAGGCGATGCTGGTGAGAAGTGAGAGCAGCAGCCCGCCAAGGGTGGCGATGGCTCCTGCCTTGAAGTCGAAGTGATACAGGTCGAAGCCTGCGCCGGCACCGGCCGAAAGGATCAGGGCTTGGGCGGCGGTCTTGACGGCGCGCTCAATGGCGTCACGCCAGAAGAAAACGGTGAACATGGTGATTACTCCTCGTATGGGTGTGTTGTGGGCACTGCGGGCGGATCTTCGAACTCGTACTCGTCGTCCTCGAGCTCCTCGTCGGGAGTCCAGGTGGGCGACGGCAGGGTGATGATGCTCATTCGGATCTCCAAACGATTAGGGCGATTGAAGCGACGATGACGAAGGCGATCCAAGCCACAGCGGAGATGACCACTGGTCGGCTCACTCGTCGTCCTCTTCTTCGTCTTCGAGCTCTTCGACCTCGACTAGTTCCAGCTCGGGGTTGTTCAGCGTTGACCACAGCCCGTCGGCGTAGCCGCACAGATCGGTGATCGAGTCCTTGACCAGTGAGGGGTCTTCGTAGGCTGCGCCGGTTTGCAAAGCGAAGGAGATTCGCCCGAGTTTCACGCTCATCATCAGCAAGATGGCGTGCTCGGCAGTCATGCCGTCGTCAAGGTCATCGGCGGGCACCATGGCGTTGAAGATCCCAGCGACGCGCCGGTAGTCCTCCCAGAACGGGCCATAGAGGACTGCTCGATCGCCGGCCTCCTGGTTCGTCAGTGCGAAAGCGTTGAGCAGACAGCTCTCGTATTCGGGCGCGATGAGTTCGACGCCTAGTTCGTCGTCCATGGTGACCTCCTGCGGTCGGTTGATTGATCAGGCTCGCCAGCGAATGGCGAAAAGTCCGGCGCCACCGGCGCCACCGGTTGAGACGGTTCCTTGCCCGGAGCCGCCGCCGCCTGAGCCGTATGTCGTGGCCGCTCCGCCTTCGGCGTTCTTGCCACCGGCACCACCGGCGCCCGATGAACCACCAGCGCCAGCGGTGCCGGTTGAGGACACACCGCCGCCGCCACCTGCGCAGAGCGTGCCGCTGACTACGGCGTACCAATCGGCAGGCAGCGTTCGACCTGAGCCGCCAGCGCCACCGGTAAGGCTTGACGCACTGGTACCGAAGCTGGTGTAACCACCACCGCCGCCAGCGGCGCGACTAGCGATTGCTGCGCCGAATCCATTGCCGCCGCTGGTGCCAGCGATGCCATTGGTTGGCGCACTGCCACCGCTACCACCGGGAGGTGCCGACGATGTTGCCGCTGCTGTTGAGCCACCGCCACCACCCGAACCGCCGAGACTGGCACTGTTACCAGTTGGGATAGCGGTGGACGAGTAACCGCCACCACCACCGCCACCGGAGACGGTGCCGGTCACGTTTGATCCAAGCAGAACCAGGCGGCTGCTTCCGCCATCTGTGCCGGTGGCGGTTGTGCCACCAGCGCCAGCGTTACCAACGACAATGTCATAGGCATTGGGGCTTGATAGGAAGATCTTGCCGGTGACGAACGCGCCAGCGCCGCCGCCACCACCACCGAACGAAGTGCCAGCGACGCCACCGCCGCCAGCACCACCACCGATGGAGATGATCTCGACTTCGCCGATGATGTTGGCGGTGATGGCGTTAGTGATCGTGGCCGCTGTTGTTGTGTTGACGGTCGCAAGCGTCCACCAGGCGTAGTTCCATCCGCCGTTTGTGGCGGTGCCGCTGGTGCCTGCCAGTGTCAGTTTGGGATGCACATACGTCGAGGCTGACGAAACTATTCCAAATGTGGAAGGCATTATGAAGCCGCCAGATCGCCGACCAGTAGATAAACATTCGTGGCTGTGCAAATGAGCGTCGCAGCGCTGTATTGCGTGCGAAGTTTCAACGTCGGCGTTGAGTTGACAGTTGTGCTTGATGCCGCCACGGTGACCTGTCCGGCGCCAAGTTGAGCGAGGTCAATGCGTTGACCTGCGGTCAGGCCAAGGCCGCTCGGGACGGTGAGCGTGACCGCCGAGGCGTTGGTGAGGGTGACAAGTTTGCCAACATCACCTGCGACAAGCGTGTAGGTGGTGCCGGTCTGACCGTTGAGCGTCTGCGCAGTTGACCAGTCGCCGTTCGTGCCGTTCGTGCCGTTCGTGCCGTTCGTGCCTGCGGCACCAGTTGCACCAGTGGCTCCGGTTGCACCAGTGGAACCGGTTGATCCGGTGGCACCGATGATGGAAACGCCAGAACCCCACGCGCCCGAGGTTTTCGGGCCATAGATACGACTGGCAGTTGTGTCGAGATAGAAGTCACCGTCTACGCCGAGACCTGAAGACGGTGCGCCTGATCCGTTGCGGATCGTCTTGCCGTCTGCACCTGCGGCACCGGTCGCACCGGTTGCGCCTGTCGACCCCGTTGGCCCTGTTGGGCCTGTTGGCCCTGTTGGCCCTGTCGGGCCAGTGGCACCGGTCGCGCCCGTTGATCCTGTCGCACCTGTGGCACCTTGCGGGCCGGTCGGGATCGTGAATGCCAGCGACTGAGTAGGTGCAGAACCGGAGACCACTACCGAAGCAGGCGTTCCATAGGCCACTGTTGTGGTGCCTGAAACGCTGAGAGTGTTTGCAGGGCCAGCAGGACCAGAAGTGCCGACAGCGACGATCTTCGGATCGCGCGCCTGAACAGTGATGGAGCTGCCGACGTTGATGGTCAGCGCGACGCTCATCGGGTCACGTCCTGGACTATCTGGACCGGGCCGGCCAACAGTGAAGTCACGACGCTTGAGTTGGTTTCTTCAAGATCCCAAACGCCAACGCCAGTGGATAGGGCTCGAGTGGTGGCAGCGCTGAGGGTGCAGGCGAACGTGCCAGCGGCAGCGTTGGTGATGGTGCAAGTGAACGTGGCCAGTGGGGAGGCAGCGTCAGCAGTCGCGCGAATCTGGGCCGCATAGGTGCGCCCGGTGATGTCAATGGCGGCGCCGGCCGAGTCCTGCAAGGTCACCGAAACGGTCTCGGTGTCGCCTATGCGAACGGTCAGCGGATAAGAGGCGGGACTGCTCATGGTGTCTCCCTGCTAGAAGCGGTGAGCGGTGAACTGTGAATAGGACTGGCCCTCGTACATGCGGCACAACCGGTCCATGGAGACCAACTCGAGGTCGCCGAAGCCGTCTTCGACGTTGTGGAGCAACACGACACCGCGCCATTCGTCGGCCTGTGGGCCTCGGTAGGTCTCGGCGTGTTGGTAGAACGACCCGGCAACAAGGCCCATCTGCGGCTTGCCGAGAACCATTCGTTGGCCCCAGGCGATGCCTTGCTGGTGGCCTTGAACGAATGAGTGACCAACGGTCTTGAGGCGGGTTTCGATGTTGCCCGAAAGCGAGCGCCCGTTGCCGTGGTTGTAGAAGTAATGGCTGTACACCAGCCCGTCGATGGTGACAGGTGCGAGGAAGTCGTGCACGGTGAAGCCGTGGTTGGCGTAGTTGAGATCGCCGGTGGAGATCACACCTTCGAGCTTGGCGTCGTCGTCGACGGCTCGGGTGATGCGATTTTCATGGTTGCCGAGAAGCAGCTGCAGCGATGGCTTGTACAGCAATTCATGCTGGATGCGCATCTTGGTGTTGTGCTGCTCGAGGGGATAGCAGAGCAGGTCGAACGCTTCGTTGGCGGCAGCGATGTCGTTCACATAGCGCCGGCCCTCGAACTGGCGCTTGCCTCGGTCGTAGGCACTAAGTGATTCCATGTCGGCGAAGTCGCCAAGACAGATCACATCGGTGACGGTGCGGCGAAGATCCACGATGAGTTGACCTACCCAACCAATGTGCTCGGTCGGGACTCCTGGCTTTACTTGACAGTCAGGAATGATCAGGTGCGTGCGTGGTTCGGTCATCGTCGCCTCCGTTGTGGAGGTCACCAGCGACGGCGACCACGGTGGTGCACGGATTCGTGGCGTTCGAGTCGATCCGCCACGCCTTCAACCTTTTCGTCGACACGGTCGACGGCTTCATGCAGATTCAACAGCCGGTCGCGCACATCGGTGAC